TACGGATGAGGGATTTGCCGAAGCGCTGGCGGCTCCTGTCCACTGTGGGATTCTGGGAATGCGTGTTCTTCAGCACCGCAGGAGCTCTGTTTGTGGTGATCGCGCTCACGAGGGCTCTGTGGTGGTTGGTCGTAAATGGATGGTGAGGAGGACGGAATGGGGGCATCGAAGCAGGTTCGCAATGAGGTATTGGATCTCACGAGGAACTTCCTCACGGCGGTGAGGGACAGAAAGGACTGGCATCCATTCGGCCAACTCAGAGCGCGGCAGTCTAAAGCGGCGCCGAACATGCCAACGTTCTCAGAATTCAAGGTCTTGCGTTCGGATCCGATGAGAGGAAGGGATCCCGAAGTATGGCGAAGCGTGCTGGTCGAGATCCTGTTGGCCGGGAACGATCAGGTGAGACGGCAGACAGTGAATGGCAAGTTCATGGCCGTGAAGGAGTGCGACCGTGAACAGTGCGCGGCATGCGAGGGAACCGGCGTGACTGAGACTGATCGCGCTTGCTCGGTATGCGGCGGTGAGGGTGTGACAAAAGTCGATCCCCCGCGGGTGCCCACGAAAGGGACGGACACGTACGATCTCGACATGGAGAATGGACGGTGGGGCATCTGCCCAGCATCATTCGAATTCATTCCGGGGACACAAGAGCCAGTCGAATGAGTACAGACCGGATACGAGAACTGTCGCTCGAGACGAGTGGATGTACCGTGCGGAATATCGCGGCTTCCGGGCGTTCCGGCCCCGTCACGTTGGTCATGGAGCGTGGTGTTGTCTGGCAAGTATGGGTCGGCGAGCAGGGATCCGGCTTGCTGGTTTGGGAGGGGGGAAAGACGATCGTGCACGTGATCGCGAACGTCGGCGAGCCGTTGGTGCATGGATAGGAGGATGGGATGATCCACAGAATATGGAATTGGATTCGCAAACCGATGACAATCCATCAGTTCAATCTTGCGATGGCGCGAGCTGAAATTCTGACGCGGATGGACGGTCCTTGGAACGAGTCGGCATGAAGGACGACTTGCAATTCATAGCCTAAGTTGCTAGAGTAAGTGCGGAGCATTCGAGACGAGGCTCCTGGCCGGCAGAACGTCGGTCGGGAGTTTTTGTTTTGGGGCGGCCAGAGGGGGAGCGAATGGCCGATACAGCGATCGCGGCGGCGGAATTGGGTAAGCACGTTGACTATCAGCAGACAACCAAACCAAGGACGATGTCTGGGACTTTCATTGCTGACGATACCGATTACCACGCGATGGAACTCAACATGCGCACTCAGGGTGGCTTGACATACGGTGCTGAGAACTTGAGCGACAAGGACATGACGATCACTCTGTACGGCGCCTTCGAATCTGGCAAGGACGTAGCGACGGACACAGATGTCTTCGCAATCGACGACGTCGGGCTTGTGGTGGCGGCCGGCGAGACTGGCTACGAAGTGACTGGCGACAAGTTCCCCTACTACATCATCCGTTGCAAATTCGCAGCCGTGCCAAACGAATCAATCGTCACCATCTATGCGGCAAGCCGCGAGTCTTAGGAGGGCGCAATGGTCGGGAAGTGGCAACTAGATCGGTACGCGATCAAACCTGTAAAGACGACCATCGACCTCCATCAGGCGGCCGGGTCTTACGATCTGTTCACAGGTGGCGTGCAGGACTGCGCTCTTGAAGGACTCATGATCAAACTGCCCACGGGCATACCAGCTGGAACCTTGGCGAGCATCTCAATCCAGACGGACGACGCAACGCCGGCAGTGCTGATCAGTTCGACAACCGGAGCGGTCGGCAATCTGACATCCGAAGCGGTCATCTCTTGGACAGGACTCACACACATTGCAGTAGGCACGAAGATTCAGTTGACGATTGAAACTGGGGCGAGCGCAGCCGCCTACGTGTGCAAGGTCACTGCCTTCTACAGAGCGATCACGAATGGAGGATGTTTGACGTGAGCGTCTATCTCAACGGCGTAGACATCACAGCGACGGCGGGGGCCCTCGTCATCCACGACACCGACATCAAGGCCGATCTCGGTGACTACTCTGGACAGACGAACCTCCGTACGCTGCTTGCTGCGCTTGGAATCCCAGACACAGCAGGGAAGGCACTCTACACCTGCCTCGTGACGGACAGGCTCGACAACTCAACCTATGGACTCTCGCCGCTCCAAGTGCTGCTTGCCGCAATCCCAACAACCGCAATGCGCGGAACGGAAAACGCTGCCCTTGCATCTGCGTGGACGGCAGCCCTGGCAACGGCCTTGGCGAACTACACGGAGGTTCGTGCGGGATACATCGACAATATCTACATTGAGACTCAGCACAGATCCATGATCTTCCCTGATCTAAGTAGCAACATCGCTCTGACTTGTACATTCACGTCTGGTGTCGCTGACACATTCGGAACGTGGGCCGAAGTGACAGACAGTGGTGCGACGACCTTCAGTTCTCTTCTCTCCGCCATTGACGGGCATGTCTCAGCGCTCAGAATCAGATCGTTGAGCGCGGATGACAAACTCTATGCCATCGAGTTGGGGTATGGACCGGATGCCAGCACAGTCACGATCTTTGATGCCCACGAATTCGGATCAGGAACCAAGAAAATCGATTCCGATCAGACCGTGAGATTCAGGTCTCCGAAGATACCCGCTGGGCAAAGGGTCTACTACAGGATGAAGACGGAGGACACGATCAACGCCACGGCGACGATTGGATTGAGATATCACCTCGACACCTAAGAGGGGGGCCCGTGAAGAGAACAGCCAAGGCACAACTGATGCGAATCTGGCGACGGATACGAACCTTCATCAAGGCGATGGGGAAAGCCCAGTGACAGACAAGGAAGTGACCATGACATCGATATATGCGCAGATATTTCATGGGCAGATGGAGCTCATGAAGGACATGCTTGAACGTGGCGAAATGATCTACCGGGACCGAAACACTCCCGGCTACAGGCGGTTCAAGCAGGAGACGATGGCAGCGCATTACAGATCCATCGATGCCTTCTGGACTCTCATGCAACAGGGTGGATTCGTAGAGAAGTGTGAGTGCCCGGGCCGAGAAGCGAAGGCAATGGCACGACGGTGGTCTGACTGCGAACTCTGTGGCGGATCAGGTTTCAAGGCAGCGAGCGTGACCGAAGAGGAGGTCCCAGATGGGGCGACTCCAGTCGATCTTCAATAGGGCAATGGGCGCTCCTACTGTCATCAAGCAGGAGGAGGAAGGGACAAGTCGTCTCCTGCCGTCTTACCGGCCGCCGTACGACGATGGGCGAGTTCCGCGGCCCACTTGGATGCGTGACATCTTCAACGCCTTCAAGGAGCATCCTGCTGTCTTCACAGCCATCGAGAGGATCGGCTCGTCGATCGCGGACATTCCACTCATACTCATCGAGATGGAACAACAGAAGGAAGGTCGGAAGTTCCGCAACGCACGCACTTTCCACAGAGCATCCAGATCGAAAACCTATGCCGGCGTTGTCGAGAAGTGGGCACAGATCGAGGGCGGCAAAGTGATCAGGCAGCATCCGCTCCTCGATATCCTCGAGAATCCCGCGCCGACTTCCCAGCTGACCGGGCACATGATGAAAGCGGCCATGGTCGCCTACATGGAACTGACTGGCATGGCCTACGTCGAGAAGCTCTACTCGAAAGATGGCAACAAGAAGCTCGTCGGTCTGTGGCCGCTGATCGATCCGAGGAAGATGATGGTCGTCGCGGGAACACAGAGACTCATCGATGGCTACGTCTGGATGGGTTCGAAGGGCGCCGTCGTCTTCAAGCCGGAAGACATGATCTACATGCGGTCGTTCAATCCAGACAACCCGTTCTACGGCTACTCGCCGACTCAGGTGTTGAGGGTACTCATCGCAGGAGACCTGAAGGCAATCAACTGGAACTACATCTACTTCGATAATGGCGCAGTGCCGACAGGTGTTCTCTCTTCCGATCAGCGATTGGGCGAGACTGATATCGACCTAATCCTCAGCACTTGGGACGATGCGCATCGCGACGAGGAGGGTTGGCATCGACCTGCAATCTTGGGGCAGGGGATGGAGTACAAGGACATCGGTAGCAATCACAAGGACATGGACTTCCCTAACCTGCGCAGGTACACGAAGGAAGAGATTCTAGGCGCGTACGGCGTGCCGCCGATCGTCGCCGGAGACTACAAGGATGCCAACCGCGCATCCTCAGAAATCATGTATCGGCTCTACTACGAGAATGGGATCCTCCCGCGGTGCGATCAGATCGAGGATGTTCTCAATATGGCGTTGCTGGAGCCGGGAAGCGGATTACGTCTGGCCTTCGACCTTGGCGCGATTGAGGCGCTCAAGGGAGACGTGCTGGATATGGCGAAGGTTGGCGCACGGGTGATCAAGCAGTATTGGTCGGCGAACGAAGTGCGTCAGCTGCTCTGGAATCTGCCACTCATAAAGGGGGATGGCGGGAACGCGATCTACTCCCCAGACGGAACGGAGATCATTGGACAGGCCCCCGATCCTTCGGAGGTCGTAACTGGTGGGAATGCGAATGAATGAAGTGCCCGCTGTAAGAGCACGGGGTGGGTCCTGTGTTTCCTACAACCTGACGAAGAGAGTGAAGTGACGGTAGGAAGTAGGATGTTGCTCTACGAGCAACGCGGAACACAGGGAAAGAGGTGGACGAAATGCCACTAGACAAAGACGACTATAGGGTGCATTGGGTTGCGAGTGACTGCAGTACATGCATCGCAGGCATAACTGACGCGGGAGTCCTTGAGACTCTTGGTGGGCTGAACATCGATGTTGACTTCGCGACGGGGGAACCGATTGTAGTTGACATCGACGTTCCACTGGCGAGCGATGTGTTCGTGACTGGGATCGATGTTGATCTTCAGCAATCGGCAGGTTACACGGATTCGTGGAGTACGGCTGGCGGGATAATCGGCATTCGAGGCGATGTCCATGTTGACTACGTCATTACGAACGCCTACGGGGTGTTCGGAAATCTGTACATCGATCCTGCCGCGACCTGCACAGTGAACGACGGTTTCGGAGTGTACGGGAACGTATTGCTTGTTGGCGCCTTCACGGCTGGGGCTGCGACAAGTGAGATTGCGGCGCTCAAAGGAATCGTCGCTGCTGGATGTTCGGGGTCGTACGATGGCCGGGTTTACGGATTGGGCCTTGAGTACAACTCCACGGTGAACTACGACGGCGTCACGGCGTTGGTCTTTGGAGTGACGGCAGCGGGAGCGTACTGCGACTACGGTCTGTACATCCTGAACGCGAGTCCAAACATGACTGCTGGGATCCTGATTGACGACAGCGGTGTTGGATCGATTGTAACGGGCATTGCTGTCTCGGCGACCTGTACTACGGCTGCATTGCAGATTGGTATTGGTGGAACGGCTGCGGGAGACGTGTACTTCTACAGCGGAGAAGCCGCCGACAACTACTTCCGGTACAACTCGAGCACGGGTAAATTCGTGTTCGGTGGTATTACCGACTGGGGAACAGGTGCGACGGGTGTTCTGATCGACGGAGCAGGGTATGACTGGGTCTCGCAGACAGTGGGACACATCGACGCCAACCTGAACAACACGGCTGCTGCAGCGGCGTACTACGCGCTGACAGTTGGTGCGAGTCAGACTGGCAGCAACTCCTGTTTCGGTACATGGACGGAACTCTACATCTCGAACTCGGTTGACCTAACGGGGGCCGACAACTTTGCTGCTGTTTGGGGCCAAGTTGAAGCTGGGACTGGCGTAACGTTCTCAGATACAGGGTGCTTTACTGCTGGTGTTTATTCCAACGTCATTGCAGGAGCAACCCTTACGGTCGCTGCTGGCCATTCGTTGAACGGTGTCAGGGCGCAGATTGAAGTTGCCGCGATTACAAATGCTGGTAAATCAGCTGCGTTCGAATGCCTGAAGAACGGTGGGGTTGACTGGGACTACGGTATCTATCTTGCCGATGTGACGACTGGTATCTACAGCGAAGGCAAGATGGTCTTCGGTGGAGTCACTGACTGGGGTACCGGAGCGACTGGCACTCAGATCACTGGCGACGGATACGATTGGGTGAGCCAAACGGTTGGAAGAGTCAACACTGACATCAACAACACAGCGGCAGCGGCGGCGTATCATGCGTTGACAGTTACCGTGAGTCAGGCGAACAGCAACTCGTTCTTTGGAACTTGGACGGAACTGTACTTGTCCAACTCTGTTGATCTGACGGGCGCAGACAACGCTGCAGCCGTTTGGGGGCAGGTCGAGGCCGGTACTGGCGTGACCCTCTCCGACACGGGATGCTTCACGGCTGGCGGGTACTTCAACGTGAAGGCTGGAGCGACGCTCACGCTTGTCACCGGACACACGTTGAATGGTGTGCGAGCGCAGTTGGAAGTCGCGGCGATCTCGACTACGGGGACCGCCAGAACGGCCGCGTTCGAATGCTTGAAGAATGGCGGCGTGGACTGGGACTACGGTCTCTACATCGCGGACGCAGCGGTTGGTGTTGAGATCGGCGATTCTACCACGGGCATCAATATCGATGGTACGATCACCACAGGCCTCAATATGGAGCCTTCGGCCATGACCAAGGCGATTGCTGTCGGAGCAGAGTCCTTTGCCGCATCCGGTTTGGGCCTTCCGCTAAACGGCGTCACCACCCATGAAGGCGTCTCGTTCTACTTCGACGACGGCGGCGTGAAGCTCGCGGCTGGTTACACAGAAGCATTGCGAGCCGGATTCTTGGTCTCGACCGAGATCACAGTTGCTGACGTGTCCCTCTACACGGCACACGATTATGTGTACCTAGCCGAAGATGTCACTACGGCTGGTGGCGTAGGCGCAACCTGGGGCAGCATGTTGGTCAAAGCCGGGGTTACGATTACCACGTCAAGTGGTGTCTGCGACTTCAGTGGTGCTCACTTCACATGCGATGTTCCTGCTACCGCCGTGATTGGAACTGGCACATGGGCCTGCGGTGTTTCGGTCGGCGGGAATCTCGGCGGAACCCATACTGGCAATGCTGCTGGTTACAGAGTGCGCGTTCCTGGCGCTGGCAAATGGGACGTGGGGCTTCGAGTTGAGCCAACCGCTTGTGTCGAAGCGATTCAAGTCGGTACAGCGTCATACGCTCTATCTGGCTCTGGTATCCCGCTGGATGGTGTCACTCAGCATTCAGGGGCAGAGATCTACTTCGACGATGGAGGAGTGAAACTCGCCGCGGGCTATACCGAGGCGTTCCTCATGGGATTCTTGGTATCCACTGCGGTTACAGATGCTGCTGTATCGTGTTCAACGAGCCATGATTACATGTATCTTGCGGCGGATGTTGAAACTTCTGGCACGTTCTCTGGTGGCTGGAGTTCGATTCTGGTCAAGACCGGGGTGACGATCACTGCTTCTGGCAGCGTTACCGACTTCCCGGCTCATCATTTCTCGGTAGACGTTCCTGCTGGCGCTACGATTGCTGCAAGCACCTTCGCATGCGGACTTTCAATTGGCGGCCAGCTGGGCGGAACGCACACCGGCAAAGCTGTCGGATTCCGACTCAGGCCAGCGAATGGCAACTGGGACGGCCTTTGCGATATCACTTCGCAGGTGACCGGCGGCGCGAATGGCGGTGGGGCTGACGTTTACATCGATTGCTTCATCGATGGTGTTGCAGCCAGGATTACTGCCAAGATGGTAACGTAGGCATTGACGGGCGGGGGCTTCGGCTCCCGCCCCTAATCACCGCGGCATAGGGCCGCAGAAGCAAGAGAGAGCAGCAAAGGAGTAGAGATGAAAGTGACGTTGACGCAAGCGCAGGGCATCCAGGCAGCGGTCGCGAAGTTCACGGGGATCAACCTTCCCGTCAGGACTTCGTACGAACTCGCACGAGTAGTGATGGAGATCAGTCCACACCTGGAAGTCTACCAAGGCGAGCGGCAGAAGCTGGCGAAGAAGCACTGTGAACTCGACGAGAAGGGAAACCCGAAGACGATTGAAGTGGCGCCCGGGATGGGCCAATACGTTTTCAAGAGCGATGAGGCCAAGGAAGTGTACATCGCGGGTGTCGCCGAAATCGGGAAGCAAGAGGTGAAGATCTCGCTTCGTGAGAAGCTGAGTCTTGAGAAGTTCAAGGATCCAAACTCGGAGGATGAGACGGTCATCCCTTGGGATGCGCTGGCCGGACTCTTGCCGATCATCGAGGAACCGAAGGAGTAGACGTGAAACGAATGTGCCCGACCTGCGGAGCAGTGCGTGCCAGCATCTCACAGACGACATGCCCACGGTGCGGTAGACAAACGCTGTCCGTGGGTCGGGGCATCGTTAAGAAAGGGGCGGCGCGATCGGCGCCATGCCAGAAGGAGGAGCGTAGCAATGGCTAGGAAGGCTCTGACAGCAACCGAAGTTTCGGTAAAGGGAGAGGACGGCGGTCACGTTGTTCTTGATCGAGGCGAGATTCGGGATCTGTTGAAGGAAGGGAACCTCACGGGAATGTACAAGTACGCCCTGCACGAGCGTTCTCTGCCGGCAGATATCGGAGAGCCAGTGCGGGTGTTCGAAGTAGGCGCACAGAGTGGAGTACTGCTCGAAGGGCGGCCGAAAGCAGAATCCATCATCTCGTCGTCCATGCCTGACCGTGATGGGGACATCATGTGGCAAGACGGCATGATCATCACGGAGAACTACGAGAAGAATCCGACGGTGTTCCCGTTGCACAAGCACGCGATTCCAGTTGGCTTCAGTGAAGTGCTCGAGCAGTACAAAGCAATGAGTTGGGCGCGGTGGCAGTGGACTGTGGAGAACGCATACACCGAAGGGAAGGCGTACTACGAGATGTGGGAAGGCCACATCCTGAACTGCGTCTCCGTCGGATTCCTGCTCGAAGACTGGGAGCCGATCGACAAGGATAACTTCTGGGGCGGATGGGACATCAAGGAGTGGGAGTTGCTCGAGCACAGCCCTGTGTCCTTGCCATCGAATCGCGAGGCAATGCGAACGGACGGCTTGAAGGCCATGTTCCGTGCCTACGCGGAGCAGGTCTATGCTGGCGCATCTCCGATTCTGCGAAAGTGGTTTGAGGAGTTCGAACACAAGGGAGCACCGCTTCACGTGCCAGTCAACATTCATCTGCAAGGCGAGAAGGAACTACGTCAGGCAGTGCGAGATGGCGTGAAAGCGGCCTTGGCAGAGGGCGGCGGGGCGGAAGTAGCAATGACGTGTACGGCGGCGGTAGAAGGCACTACGGGTGGATCTGAATGTGCAGATGAAAAGAAGACCTTCGCAGAGATCCGGTTGGCAGCTGCCGCCGGCGCACTGCCGGTCGCTGAAGCGTTTGAACTGATTGGAGAGATCATCGAGCAAAACGAGGGCGCCATGGCCGAGAAGGAACTCGCTCTGGCGACGGCAGAGGAACGAATCCGCGAACTGGAGCTGGAGTACATAGAACTCGGCGCCGATGTCGTGGAAGCACTCGGATAAAGAGGGTGGTAACGATGGCACTAGACCTGGCAACAATGAAGGCGGCGGAGCGAGAACTCCTGATCGCGGGAGCGAAGCAACTTCTCGCGAAAGCCAAGGAGGGCGGCGGGCAGGACGAGCCCAAGATCCCCGCAGACGTTCAGAAGTTTCTGGACGACAACGGGATGACGATGGAGTTGAAGAAACCTGCGGTGATGAGCGCGGTCGACCCGACGTTGACGACACTCGATCCGAAGGATCTGGAACTGACAGGCGTCGGGCCACAGGCGAAACTGACTGCCCCGGCGATCATCCATGACAGCACGAAGCGCGACAGGAAGGACCTGTCACTCGCGCACATGGTCGGGATCCTGGCGTTGGGCAGGGACTATCCGTTCTTGGCTGATGCAGGACTCGAACTCGAAGAACTCAAGGCGCAGAAGTCGCGTGGTCGTGGACCGATGTCTGAAGAGAAGGCATTGCAGCTCGCAGAGCGACAGCAGCAGCTCAAGGACCTGAACCTCAGTTCCGAAGTTGCCGGTTCGTTCTTCATCCCGACAGAGATCCATTCCGACATGATCATGAAGCTCCGCGGTCAGGAGATCTTCATGAACATGGGCGTGGACTACTTCCCCGACTCGCCGAAGTTCCAGGAATGGGACAAGGAAGGACGCGATCCTCTGATCTACTGGCCTGGGGATACACCCACGACCAACATCTCAACGTCTGACATCGATTACGGCAACGCTACGCTGACGCTGCATGCGATGGCGTGTGTTGTTCCGATCTACCTCAACCTGATCAAGCATGCGCGGCGGAATGTCGAAGAGGACGTCCGTCGAAAGATCGTCACAGCAATGGCGATCGAGCAGACGAAGGTCGGTCTGAGGGGAACAGGGTCGAAGCAGCCTCTCGGGCTCTTCAATCACCCATCGATGGCGCCCTACACGACTGGGTCGATCGGTGTGCCAGATTTCGACAACCTGCTGGACGCGATCAATTCAATCCGACGGCGCGACGGCATCGTGGCCGCAACGCAGAGTGCGTGGGTCATGCACACGGACTATCTGAGCCATTTCCAGAAGTCGAAGACGGGAACGGCTGAGTATTCGTACATCATGGATCTGACGAACATGCCGGCGGACCGCATCCTTGGCCTGCCCGTCTACACGTCCTCGCAAATTCGCACCGATCTCGGTGCTGGTGCCGCGTCTCGAGCGATGCTCGTTGGCGACGTGAAGGCGATCATGCTTGCGGATGGTGGAGAGACCGAGATCACGATCCTGAAGGAACTGTACGCGCTGACGTTTAGGATTGGCGTGTTGGCATCGCGGGAGATCGATTTCGGTATCCGGCGCGAGGAGGACATTCAGTTCCTCACGGGGCTTACGCTTACGTAAGCAAGGAAGGTGAAGCAACATGGCAGAAATGACACGCGATTTCAATAGTGTGTTCTACATCACTCCGTTGCTGGCGACGGCTGCACGAAATGGATCTGCGTCCGAGACGGACGGAACAGCCAAACTCGTGCATGGATGCCGCGGCGGGGCGTTCCTCGTGGAGATCGGGACCATCGAAGCGGCAGGTACGATCTATCTGACGTTCCAGAAGTCCCCCGACAACTCCTCGTGGACGGACTTGGTGCCGGTCGGATACTCGTCGGCAGACATCGAGATCACGGATGCGGCCGGGCTTGGCGAAGACAACATCATCGCCTTCTCGTGTGACGAACTGAACGAGGGTGGGTATGTGCGTGTTCAGCATCGCAACACGAACACTCATACGACAACTTGCTTCGGCGTCAACTTCATCGGCTTCCGTGCGATGGAACGGCCGGTCTTCAAGAAGTGGGCACTTGGCGAGGTCTACGCTGTCGACGACATCGTTCAGAATGACTGCTTCTACTTCAAGTGCATAGCGGCGTTTGGCCGAGCTTTGGCAGAGGCCGAAGTGACGGCTGGTACGTCGGTATCCGAGCCTGGAGTCGGCGCATCGACGGCAACGTACTGGGAGATCTACAAGGGCGTCTAGGAGGACGGCATGGGCTGGCCGACTGCATCTGAGATAGGGATTGCGACGCGAGTCACAGTAGACGAGGACACGGGCCTTACCGACTACTCGTACAACGTGACCGCGATGATTGCGAACGTGGTAGCTGATTTGGCCGCACGATGCCTCAGACCTCTTGGATTCGACGAAGCAACAGTGACGCAGATCTTTGATGGGGGGAACCACATTCTATGTGTGAATCATCCCCCCATCATCTCCGTCACTTCGGTAACGGACAACAGCGAAGAGGAAGTGCTGGATCCGGACGAAGATGAGTACTGGGTCTACACAAAGCACATCCGTCTTCCAAAGCCTGAGCAGACGTCGCGCGTAGCACTGCGTGACAGAACTCCACAACGTTACACCGTCGTCTACGTTGGCGGGTACAGCGATGCCGGAACGGCTTTGCCGGCAGTGCTCACGGACATCTGCGCTGAAATCGCAAGCCGGACGCTCTTGCGCGTAGACCAGCAGTACCGTGTCTACGACAACGTTGAGAAGTTCCAGGATGGAGAGATTCAATCTGTCTTCCCGGACAAGGAAAAAGCGTTCGAGGATCAGTACAGAAAGCTGGCGAGCAGTGGGATGATACTGAGGGTGGTCCGATGATCGGTGGGAACAAGCTCTTCACCTTCTTTCGGGCCACAGAGTCCCCGGACAGCATCAATGCGGTGAAGAAGACCTACTCGGAGGAGTCGCCGCTGTACGAGAACAAGTGGTGCAGGAAGGTGCGCCGGAATCCGAATGACAGAGTGTCGGTCAAGACGAACGATTCGTCGAGGCCGCTGGTAGAAGACTTCCTGTTGATCGTGCCGATCGAAGTGGAGATCGCGGAAGACGACATCGCTCGCGAAGTCGATACAGGATACGACTACCTAGTTCTCGGGGCGGAGGACGTGTCGAGGATGGGGCAAACGCTTCAATGCCCGATCGTGAGAATCAAAGGGATGACGAAGGTGGTAGCGTAATGGGATTGCCCAGCAAAGGTTACTTCGGTGGCAGCAAGTACAACTACGGTGGATCGGTCGTCGAGTTCAACGCGACGCCGTTCATCAATGTTGTGATGCAGAACGTCGAGGAGCGGCTCGATCAATGCGGCGAGTTGTTCGTCGAGAGAGCCCGCGCCAACTTCGTCTTCATGGCTCCGCCGCCTTCTATGCCGTGGGACTTCCCGCACATCGATCCGCGAGAAATATTCGAGATGCGCGATTACATCAAGCATACCGTGTTCAATCGTGGCGGTGCCGCTGTGATGCAAGCCGGGATCATCGATGAGAACTTGCCAGGCAGATTGGGCATCTACCCGGGAATGCTGGAAACAGGCACGTCGATCATGGCACCTCGTCCTTGGATGACGATCACGATGGATGAAGTCTGGTTCGACTGGCAAAAGATCTTGACGGGGATGGGACCGCTATGAACGAACCATTCATAATCCCGTTTCTTGAGGCGTTCATGGCCGCTGTACAGGATGAGGAAGTAGAGCGGAATGAGAATCTCTTGGCGTTGATTGGCAATGCGATCTATCCCGCCCGACCGGATGACCCGACGGCGAAATTCGTAGTCATCGACTACCCGTTCGGGGGGAGAGGTCCAGCATACGTGCACGGAGAGGATGGGGATGCAGTTGCCCACTGGATGAGATTGCAGGCATCGACGTGGGCCCCGGACAAGAGAGATTCATTACTGGTAGCAGATGCACTGATTCAAGCAATTGATGGTCGGGACATTGTTGTCTCTGAAGCCTGGGGAAGCGTTCGTTTGTTCATGCGCGGGAGTCCGTGGACACGGGAGGAAGTGGTCTCCGAGGTCACGATGTACGGAGCCGGCGCACGGTATGAGATCTTGCTTCTAAGCTAAGGAGGGAACAACCAATGGCACTTACGCATGGCTATACGGGGATTCTCACGTGGGATACTGACCACGTTCTACAGACGCGGGCCGACATCACGCTGAACACGTCCCGAGGACGGATCGATGTGACTTGTCACGGTGATGCTGGCCTACCGTTCCGAACGTATGAGGTGGGCTTGTTCGACCCAATCGAGATCACGATTCCGATTCTCTGGGACATCACACGTGCGGAGATGGGCGAGATTGTGGCGAAGTACCTCTGTGGGACGAACACGCAACTGGAATTCGAAGACTCGACAGACAGCGCCAATCCACATATCACGGGGAACGCGAAGGTGGTCGGGATCAACGCGACCGCGCAAATGGAGAACGAGATGCAGATCATGGCCGTGACCTTCCTCTTCTCTGGCGCACCGGATTATCTGTTCGGCGTAGACCCGACTGCATAGGGTGGTGACTCGCAATGGCGCTGAAGCAAGGGTATCTAGCCGGACTCTTCAAATCTGAGAAGGTGTTACTGGATGGCGGGTCAGCGGAGGAAGTACATCTGTTGGCCGGCACGGAAGGTGTCAGCGGCCAATTCTCCAACATCCTGTCTCTGGACAGTTGGGATCTGACGGAAGGCTTGGGGACAATCACATGGGGTGCTACCTACGGCCTAAACGGGTTGTCAGGTGGATGCAAGATCATTGACACGGCTGACGACACCTCGATGGGGCAGACGATCACGTTGTCTGCTGCCCTCGCCGAGACGAAGAAACTCTCTGTCTCGTTGTGGGCAAAGCTGGCGACGACGAAAGAAGCGACGTTGACGGTGACGTTCAAGAATGCAGCGGGTGCAGCTATCCAGACTGCCAACACCTTGACGATCACTGCGAACAACGTCTTCTACGGAGACGCGCAGTGGGCATACTGGTCGCTCTTCCTGACGGCGCCGGTGCTGACGAAGTCTATCGTCATTGACATCGATCCTACGGGGGCGCAAACGCTCTACATCGACAACGTCCGCGTTACATGCCTCTTGCAGGTGATTGGCGCTCACGACACGCTCTCAATCGATATGAACCGAGAGCGCGAAGACGTGAGTACGTTCAAGAATCTGCAGGACGAGCACGGATTCCGGACGCTCGAAACGCATCTGATCAACGCCGGGGAACTTCCTATCCGGAACTACTGGGGCGTCCAGAAGGTGTGGGACTCGGCGGTGACGTATTCTCCGACTGGCAGTTGTACAAGTCACGGTGCAGATATCGTTCAGCATGAAGGACGAAGCTATACCTGCATCCTGGAGAGCACCGACAACGAGCCGCCGAATGCTACGTACTGGACGATTCTCGGCTCGGAATCGCATCACACGGAACTGTTCTCTGGCGAGAAGCTGTTCGTGATTGTCTTCACGGATGTAGCGTCGGCCGACGAGCGGTTCGAATTCTGGGCGAAAGTGCCTGGCGCCGGGATTATCGCGCCACTGACGGCGATGACTCAGAATCCATTCACACTGTTGGTCGACGGACTCGTTGGGTTCGTTGATCGGGCCAAGACGACCTAAAGGAGGAACGCAATGGCCAAGAAGAAAGCGACGAAGGTATTGACCGGTGACGCTACGCGGGCTCAGATCCAGAAGTCCATGGACGATTCGCGGAGTTCCGTCATCAAGACATCGGCCGCGGCGTACGAGAAGAGCAAAGGGAAGTAACTGAGAACGAGACAAAGGAGAATGAAATGAGCATGGGCAATCTGCAAGCAGCAATTGAACAGGCAACGAGCAAGACACACGTCCGGGAATTCGAAGTCGGGGGACAGCTACTTACGTTCCCCCGACTTTCGATTGGCGATCAGGGTGCGTTCGAGACATACGTTCGGGAGACAAGCGACAAGGATGCAACACCGTTCTCGTTGGCGGCGACACGCAACAAGGCATCGATGGTTATGGGATCAGTGATTACGCGGGCGAAGCGCCAGTTGGAGGAGGAAATCCTGAAACGAGGCGAGTCTCTTGTGGCGCAGACCGAGGGGCAGGCCCGGGCGTGGGCGGACAAGCTACAGGACGATGTGATGAATCGTTTCTCGCCCTACGTTGACAGGATCTTCGGGGGAATCAATCGAGGACAAATGCTCTCCGGAGTGGCTCGATCCATGGTCGCCGCCAACGGGAAGACGGTCACGTACAACGTCAAGAACGACGAGACAGGGGAACTTGAACCTGTCACCATGCCGATTGACGCTGCATTCGTGGACAAACTCTTCAGCGGTGAGCCAGGACGAGTTCTCGAGGACGTCTTCCTCTGGGTCGTCGGGCTGAACGAACAGATACCAGGATCCAAGGCTTCTCTCAAGCCCGGAATGACACTCGACGACATCGTGAAGAAGAGCGTGGGCGATGCGGAAAACTCAGAAAGGGAGCAGGATATAGCATAGATTATGAACTGGCGATCCCAGTCCTCATGATCCTCTACAACAAGACAGAGGATGATGTCGTGGCCTGGGATGACATCCAGTTCAGATACTTTGTGCGCCACGCAACACTATTCGGCAGATGGCTGTGGAACTTCTTCCCGCCGGAGACTGGTGGAAAGAATGAGGCCGAGCAGAGGAAGAACGCAATGGACTTGGCAGCAGCTACACCGGATCTCCTGTTCCCTAGTGAAGAGAAGTTCGATGACATACGTGAAGCAAGTGAGTTTCATGGATTGGTAGGCCCTCAATAGCAGGGAGGGTACATGGCGGGCGAGAGTGCGGCCGAAGGGCTAGGCAGAGCATTTGTAGAGATCATGGTGCCGCGGGCTCAGTTTGAGTCCCAGATGGCGGGGGTAGGCACCTCGTTCGCGTCGCACACGTCGCGGATGATCAGCGAGGGGCAGGCTGCCTCCGCCGCCATTGCCGCGGCGAACATGGGGCTGATCAACAGCTACAACATGGTCACGGTATCGGTCATGGGCCTGCTCTCCGCGCAGCAAATGGCTACCCTCTCTGCAAACCAGCTTGCACTTGCTCTACACCAAGGGCAACTGGCAGCCAAGCTCGCCGCGGCTGGCGCGGTTGACCTATCGGTCGGACTCACTGCGGTTGGCGGAGCGGCAAAAAGGGCGACGCTATCCATCGGATCCTTGATGGTGATGGCGAAGGCCGTACTGCCGTACATGGCCGCATTCGCAGGTATCACAAAAACCCTCAGCATGGCAAGCGGGGCCACGGAGTCTCAGCGGGAGTTCAACAAGGAACTCTACCAGCTGTGGACGCTGACCGATCTCGACCAACAAGGAATTGCGGCTCTTGGCGAGGAGGTCCGCGATCTCGCGTACGACTATGATGTCATGGCCGCTCATGGCACCAAGGCCATGTATCAGATTTACAGCGCGACGTTTTTTGGCTCCCAGGCGACGGAGATCTTCGAATCCGGGATGAAGGCGGCAGCGGCTGGCGTGACGGACGTGCTGACAGCCGTCGATATGGTTACCACAGTCCTGAATGCCTACGGCATGGCTGCATCAGAAGCCACTAGAGTCAATGATTTGTTGTTCACTGCTGTGAGATATGGCAAGACAACATACGAGGAACTGGCAGGCCAATTCGGTAGATTGGCCGGCGTTGCGGCTCCTGCAGGTGCACGTCTTGAAGAGATGACCGCCGCGATTGCCACCTTGACAAGACAGGGAATCATGACGGATTGGGCAGTCACCTCGCTTCGTCAAACGATCATGTCCATGTTCAGACCTACTGGAGCATTGGCTGAAGCAATCACAGATCTTGGATATGAATCTGGCAGATCGCTGATTCAGACCAATGGGTTTGCGGGCGCGTTGAAGATGATCGCGGAACAAGCGGAGAAGACCGGCACCCCATTGGAGAATCTGTTCACGAATGTTCGTGCGATCACCGCTGTCCTGCCGCTGGTTACTACTGCTGCTGCGGGCTTCGCGCTTGACATGGAGAGGACGGAGTATGCAGCTGGCACGATGGGTATCGCCTTCGAGAAGGTCTCGCAATCGTGGGAGTACCAAATCACGGTCCTGAAGTCGCAACTCAATGACGTAGGTATCGCGGTTGGAGAAAAGCTCCTTCCGGCGAGCTTGGCATTTCTCGAAGCGTGGACTGCACTGGCGGACGGGTTCGGAGCAGTTGCAGAGATCCTCGGACCAGTCATTGAGAGCCTTGCCGCCATGGCGGGATACATGGCGGGCGGAGCTGCGGCAGCGGGAGCTTTGGCCGCCGGCGTGTGGTTGGCCTATGCCGCACTCAACGTTCTTGCATCACATCCAATCGTGGCGGGGATAATGGGTTTGGCGACAGCATTTGGCTTCGTGATTTCCAAACTGGACGACATGCGTGATGCCACGCGAAACAATGTAGATGAGGTGGAAATCTATCTGAGACGGATAGGTGAACTACGGAAGGAAATGCTGCCGGCGGAAATTGTAGATATGCCACTGCCACTGCCCGGCATCTTCCCGTCCTCGGTGCCTTTTGAGAGTCAGACCATGTGGGATGCGGAACGCGCATTTGAAGACTTCCAAGACGTCTTCACTCGGGCACGTGTCGCCGAGATCATCGAAGGGATTACAGGCGCGATGCTCACAGCTGTTGAGGAAGAAGTTGCGAAAGTCAGAGTGAGCGAGGAGTTCAAAGCGACTGGCGATATGCTAGGTCGCCCGGTCAGCGAACTAGAGGGAAGTCTCTTCACGTTCGCACAATCGGCAGCAGAACTCAGGGTGCTCCAGCAAGCATTGGCGAATGAAACGGACATGGTGGCAAAGACGATCGCGGAGGGATTCGGCTACACGCTGGAGCAAATCAGGGTCTACGGTGCAGACGTAGAAGCTGCATTAGAAGAGGCGGTGCCACTTACGATTGCTGGTCCGTGGGATTGGTTCTCTGGGATGATTCAAAAGGTAGCCGACTCCGTAGCCAAGATGGACCCAGCGGATGTAGAAGGAACGCTCGAGGGGTACGGCGAACTGAGGGATTATCTCGAAGAGGCGGAGTCTGCTCTCGCGCTCTACACCAAGGAGGGATGGTCCGGGGTAGAGATGCTGGAAGATCTTCGCGACAGGATCCGCGCTCTCGTCGGGGAAGCCTCGACCTTCGCAGAGGAAACATCCGCGCTCATCGCGGCATTCAAATTGGCCGAAGACGGATCGATCGCTCAGGCGGAGATCCTCGATGATCTGGCGGGACGGTACAAGACGCTCACTGGATGGGTGGAGCAATACATCGACGTGGAGAGCGAGGCAGGCCAAGAGATCCTCTCCCTGATCACCGCATTGGAAGCACTTGGACTCTCAGCGGAAAAGGCAAAAGATCGACTCATCGATGTAGCTGCCACACTGATCACAGGCATTGGCGGCCTGCTGACCAAGTATGGTGGCGAGGGGATGCAAGGGCTGGGTAGTGTCGTCACATCGGGCGGCGGTGCAATCAGTGCCATATCTGCAGCAACGGCAATCGGTGCTGGTCCGATTGCCGGTGTCGCGGCCATGTTGGCGATCGTGGACACGCTGTTCACGGCGTGGAATGAGTTGGTTGTGAAGCCAGCTGCCGAGAAGGCGGTGGAGGAAGCCGCTGCGATTGACAAGGTAATCGACGCATCGCTGGCACTCGCTGAGTCCTTCTGGGGCCTTGTGGAGTCGGCGGAGTCTGTGGCTGCGATCCAGGAAGCCGCTGCGCAGATCCAGGTTGACTTGCTGTCAGCGCTCTTCGGATTCCTGTGGCCGCTTGCTGACATTCTTACGTCGATCACCGGACTGTTCATCCTGCAAGAGGAGACGATCAAGAAGGAAGTCGAGGCGAGACAGAAACTCTTGTCGAACCTGAACGTTCCGATTGGTTGGCCGATCAACCGGATCCGGTTTGCTGCTGGCACGCCCGGGGAGCCGACGAACTTCGATTGGGAAACCATGGGCGCCGAGGAAAAGGAAGATCCCTCGGAAGTGCTGTTGTGGTGGCAAGAGGCAATGGAGCCCTTCCGAAACGAGATTCTTGGAGCGATCCAACCGATCGCGGACTTCAGAGATACCGTCAGGGCGGCGTACGAGGCGATCTTCCCGTCGATCATCGAGGGAATCTTGCCTGCTCTCGAAACGTTCGGCTGGACGTTGGATCAGATCTCTGGTTGGATCACGGATGTGTTCGTGGACGACTTGAGCACCTTCGCGGAGGGATTCGGTACGTTCTGGACGGAGAAGGTCGATCCATTCTGGAAAGAGGACTTGTTCCCGCAGATTACAGACTGGCTTGATCGGATCTACGGTTGGCTGGATGCCATCATCTTGTTCTTCTCAGACGAGGGATGGTCGTTCCTGACGACTGACGTCTGGGGTGCCATCAAGCCATTCGTGGATACTGTGCTGGGCATGTTCGAGGATTTCGGAAATTGGGTAGGGGAGCACTGGGACGACATCAAGGTCAATCTGTTGGACATGCTCGAAACCTATCTCGGTGGGATCATCGACAACATCCAGCTCTTCCTCACTGATACGGAAGGGTGGCTATCCGGCACGGACGGCCTGACGGATAAAATGTCAGACTGGGAATGGATGATTGACATCATCGGCGAAGCGCTGAATCTGCTTCGGCGTGTGACCGAGGGTGCGGCAGCTGCTTTTGTGTTCTTCGGGAATCTGCTTGGCCAGGTGATGAACGGGATCATCTGGCCGTTCAATGCGCTGATCAAGTTCATCAACCTCCTCCCGGGCGTGAACATCCCGCTGATTCCGACGTTCGAATGGATCGAGCCACAACTGCCGCATATGGGCGAAGGTGGAATCGCATTCAAGCCGACACCAGCGATCATTGGAGAGAAGGGGCCAGAGGCAGTAGTTCCACTGTCCCAACTTGGGGGAATGGGCGGCGGTGCGACAATCAACATCAACCTCGCCCAGCAGCGGCTAGTGACTCTCATGATGAAGGACCTGACAAGCAAGAACGTCAACGATGCCGGCGTAGGCTACGCGCCGATGAGGTTCTGATATGGCTAGAGCGGAAATCGAAAACGCGCACATCCTCTCGCATGTGTCGGGAGAAGTAGTCAGGGTCTACGACGGATCGGACTGGATCGATTTGATCAATCCAGCAGGGTCGGCCTTCCCAGGCAAGTCCCGCGTGAAGTCGTTGCAGTGGAACGGAGATCGTTCGACAGGTCGGTGGACTGCGACGATCACGTTGCTCAACACGCAGGAGTACCGATCTGCAAGCGAGAGCTTGGATCCCGAGGATACATCGATCTTCAATCCGGCAGGAGTCCCACTGATCGGCTGCTATCATAAGCTGCAGATCTGGATCGGGAAGTACGACGGAGATGGAGTAGCCGGAGCGAATGCGATGGTCTTCAGCGGTCGTGTCGGTCCTGACTCCGTCGAACCAGAGGAAGGGATTGAGAACAACGACTATGTCGTGGTGCGTGTCGTCGGGGTGATGCAGAAGTACTTCGCGCACTACATCGACAAGATCGACCAGGGGCGTGTCTACACAGACTGCTACCTGTCGGGCATCTGGAACGCGACGACGACGTTTGAGGTTGGGGAAGTGTGCACGCTGGACGGTGTGGCCTATGAGTGCATCCTCGAGAGTACAAACAACG